GGGCCGACGTCACCCCCATTCGAGACACCAACACCGGCGTCACCTTCAACACCACGAACGGCAGTACGAACGTCGTGGTCAACGACTCTGGACATGGAGCCATCACTGGTGACTTCGTGACCTTCTCTAGCGTCACTGGCGACCCTGGCGGCATACCCAATGCGGATTTGGACAACGAGTTCGAGATCGTCGAGGTCTTGAGCGCCAACACCTACCGCATCACGTCCCCTACACAGGCCACCAGTACTGCCACTGCAGCCGGCACAGCAAGTGCTGCTTACCAGATCAACACCGGGGCTGATCGGGGCTACGTGGACTTCGGCTGGGGCACGGGCACGTGGGGCTTCTTCACGTGGGGCACGCCCCGTCCACCGTCTACCGGTCTGCAGCTCAATCCCCGCGTCTGGCAGTTCGACACCTATGGCGAGAACCTGATTGCGCAGGTGGTCGACGGAGGCATTTACGAGTGGCTGCCCACTGGGGGCCTTGGGACGCGGGCCGTGGTCCTCACTGGTGCCCCCACCAAGAGCAAATACGCTCTCCTGTCCACGCCAGACCGTCACTTGGTGTGCTTTGGCACGGAAAGCACCATCGGCACACCCTCTACACAGGACCCGATGTTTGTGCGTTTCTCGGACCAGGAGAACATCACCGAGTTCGTGGCCACCGCGACCAACACCGCGGGTGGCCAGCGGCTGACTGACGGCAACATTATCGTCACGGCCATCCGCTCGCGCGGTCAGATTCTGATTTGGACGGACACGTCGCTGCACGGCCAGCAGTACCTCGGGCCGCCCTACACCTTCGGCTTTCAGCAGCTGGGGGCCAACTGCGGCTGCATCGCGCCCCACGCAGCGGCGGACGTCAACGGCGTGGCGTATTGGATGAGCCGTGATGCGTTCTTCGTGTTCGACGGCACGGTCAAGAAGATTCCCTGTACCGTGCAGGACTACGTGTTCAAGGACATCAACCTTGTCCAGAGCTTTCAAGTAAACGTGGGCATCAACACCCAGTTCAACGAGGTGACCTGGTGGTACTGCTCGTTCACGAGCGACCACATTGACCGCTTCGTGAGTTACAACTACATGGAGAATGTCTGGTCCGTTGGCACTTTGGCGCGCACGTCTTGGGTGGACATGAACACCTTTGCCAAGCCCATCGCCGCGGCCTATTACCCTGACTCCACGCAAGCGCCGACGTATGGCGACCCGATCTACGGCCTCACCGCCGGCCGCACGCGCCTGTACAACCAAGAGGACGGGGTCAATGCAGTGGATCAGCCGATCTCCGCTTACATCGTCTCGGGGTACTTTGACATTGGTGACGGCGACCGAATGCTGCTCATGAGCCGATTCATCCCTGACTTTAAGAACCAGGTAGGCAACCTGACCGTGAGGTTGCTGCTCCGCGCGTTCCCGCAGGCCACGGCCAGCCCTAGTTCTTTGGACCCCTACGTCATTGCACCTGGCACGCAGAAGGTGGACACGCGGGCGCGCGGCAGGCAGATTCAGCTTCGCATCGAGAGCGCAGACTTGAACAGCAACTGGCGTTTTGGCACGATGCGTGTCGACATCCAACCTGATGGCTTGAGGTAGGGTAAACCCTATGAGCAAGATCAACAACGTCCGCCTGCCCAATGCGATTGCGCAGAACTACAGCCCTGAGCAGTTCAACCAACTGGTGCGCTCGCTTGAGCAGATCATCTTTCAGCTCAACAACACCTACACGCCGGTGACCAGCGAGAACACTGCTGGCGCGGCCACGTGGATGGCCATGGGCAGCGGAGCGGGAGGCGGGTTTGCCGGCGGTATCCGTGGGTTCCAAAACAGCAATGGCATCATCTTGCCTCAGGCAATGATGGTCTCGGACCAGGACCAGACAAACGCCAGCATTACCGCTGAGAACTTGCTCACCTTTGCCCCAGCGTTTTCCAATGGCATCACCGTGGAGAGCGGCTCACGGATCAAGGTCCCCTGCGCAGGCCAGTACCTGGTGACGTTCACCTTGCAGGTGACAAACCGCAGCAATACGGCGGGTGAGTTTGAGGTGTGGGCCAAGGACACGGGCGTCAACTACCCATTGAGCAACACACGGTTTGACGTGCCAGCCCGTAAAACTGCCACCATTTGGTCTCACGTGGTCCCGGCAGTTACCGGCATTTTCACTGTGGATGACCCCATCAACGACTATCTGGAGGTTGCATGGTGGTCAGACAACATTGACATTTACCTGGAGCACTATGCCGCTGGCACAAGCCCCACGCGCCCTGCCATACCGTCGGTGATCCTCACCATCAACTTTGTATCGGCGAACTGACCATGGCAAACAAGTACCTTCGGAAATACCTGACCCCAGCAGCGGCGACGGAGACCACGATTTACACCGCCCCAGACGCCAACACGGCGGTGTTGTCCTCTTTGCGGGTGACGAACAGGAATGCGTCAACCACCGCTTTGACGGTCAATGTCTACCCTGTTGGCGGGGCTACCGCATATTGTTTGCTCAAGGGCTATTCACTGCCCACGAACCAGACTTTGGACGTTTTAAGCGGAGTGCCATGCGTTTTGGAGACAGCCGACGTAATTAAGGTCACCAGCTCGCAGGCCACGGCTGACTTTTACCTGTCCTACCTAGAGATGGACAGGTCGTAATGAGTGGACAGGACGAGTGGTTTTGTTGGATAATTTCAGCCATTAACGCGTCCTTTCCAGGCGCGCGGCCCCATGCAGGGCCACTGGCCAAACTCGGAAAGGACAACCATGGCGAATGAAGGCATCATGGCGCTGCCCCAAGGGGCAGGCATGCAGGACGACCAGGCATCTGAGATGCCTGCGGTGACCAGTTTCGACTCGTACGACGCTGCTCAAACCGCCCTTGGGATGGCCCGGCCGGAGGAGCAGGACATGCTCCGCCAGGCCCTGCGTGAGAGCATGCAGGAACTCGAGCTCACCCCGTCAGAACTTGAGCAGCTCATTGAGATGTTCGAGAGGCTGTCTCAGCGCCCCGACCGCTACAAGCAGTTGCGTGACCAGCTCATCCGCGAGGACATCGTCGACGCTGAAGACATCCCTGAGGAATACGATCCGGAGTTCTTGGGCGCTGTTCTGTCGGTGCTCAACGAGTTGAAGATGACTTCCATTCAGGGAGCGCAAGCCCCCATGATGGAAGAGTCTCCCATGGAGGGCATGGGAGCGATGCCCATGGCCCAAGGCGGCCTGGCCGATGTCGCTTCGTACTTGGCCTCTCAAGGGCGCCGCGGCGACACCATGCTCGCGCACATCACGCCAGAGGAGGCACAGCTTCTGCAAAGCCGCGGCGGCGCGGGCACGATCAACCCAAACACGGGCCTGCCTGAGTTTTTCGTGAAGAAGGTTGCCAAGGCCTTCAAAAACACCGTCAAGCGGGTTGTCGACGTCACCAAGAAAATTGTCAAGTCCCCTGTCGGCCGAATCCTGACGACCATTGGACTGGCTATGGTTCTCGGGCCGACTGCTCTGGGTATGTCCTTGGGCTCTGCTGGCACGGCAGCCTTGGCCTCGGGTGCGACTACCCTGCTTGGCGGCGGCAACCTCAAGGACGCTCTGATCTCCGGCGCCATGGGTTACATCGGCGGTGGCGGCACGATCATGGGCACCAACCCCATGGCGGCAGTCGGCAAATACCTGCCGGGCGTCACGGGTTCTGCCCTGAACACCGGCTTGGCCACGGGCGTCATTGGCGCCGGCTTGGGCAAGCTGGGCGGCATGAGCACGCAAGACGCCCTGCGCATGGGCTTGATGTCCGGCGCTTCCGCGGCGGCTTTGGCCGGCGTGCGGAACAACACGACCCTGATGGACGGTCGCGTGACCCCGGAAGACCTGCGTCAAAGAGCTCAAGAGGGCTTCAGGAGCGGCGAGATCGCGGCGCAGAACGCCGCTCAACCAGGTGCTCCAGGTCCCATCGGAACCTCGGCAGACCTGTTGGAAGGGCAGGGCCTAAACCCGGCCCGTGGCAGTGGAGGAAGCGTGGGGCTTCGTCTTTCTCCCTATACGGCGCAAGGCTTGGGCGCCGGCCCGGGGCTTGAAAACTTCTCAACGGCCGCTGGCGGAACCGCGCCCACGACGAGTTACGACCTGGTGTCCAGGGGTTACCAAGTTCCGGGTGCCAGTGGCCTGCAGCCTGCCCTCAACTTTCCAACGAACGCTGACGGTGCATTGCCAGCCTCCATGCAAACGGCGTCAAGTGCCATGGCCCGAGGGGCAGCGGCTCCGAGCGCTGCGACCCCGGGAGCACCGGCTCCAAGTGCATCGGCCCCTGTTCCGACAAATGCTCCGGGCTTTTTTGATCGCATGGCCCAAGGCGCAAAGGACTTCTACAGCGAGAACATCTCGCCGAGCCGCCCGGGCCTGCCCAGCGACGTCAGCTTCATTCGCCAGTACGGCCCGCTTGCGGCAACCGGACTGGCTGTGGCGGGCGCTGCCGGCGGGTTCAAGAGCAAGCCTGCCGACCAGAATCCGGCGTTCAACCGAGACTACACCGGCATCGACTACATGAGGGATAACCCCAGTATGTTCACTGGGGGCCTGGACTCTGGCTATAGGCCGCCTATGGTGCGCCCGCCCATGGTAGATATCCCAACTCCTGGGTATGCCCCGGCGCCAATGGGCGCCCCAGGAATCTCGGCCCCCGGAGGTTTCAGCCGTAGCCCCGCGGGGATACCGCAGCCCTACAACATGGCGGGCCTGTACGGAGTGCCCATGTTGTACGGTCAGCCGCAGAGGCTCGCAAAGGGTGGCCAGCCCAAGCCGACGGAGTTCCCGCGCAAAACGGGCCCGATCAACGGCCCGGGCACGGGCACTTCGGACTCCATTCCGGCCATGCTGTCGGACGGCGAGTTTGTCTTCACCGCCAGGGCGGTGCGCAACGCTGGGGGCGGCAGCCGACGCAAGGGAGCTGCACGCATGTACAAACTCATGAAAAAGCTCGAAGGCGGAGCTGTAAAGGCGTAACCCATGGCAGAACAATCCGTTACCCAATCGATAATGCGGGAAGCCCCGGAGATTGAAGCGTATAAGCTCAAACTCCTTCAACAGGCGCAGGCCCTTGCCTACAACAACATCATTGATGACAAAGGCAACGTCATCGGGCAACGGACCCCGCTGGGTGAGCAACTCCCCGCCTATCAAGTAGAGGGGTTTACTGGCCCTCAGACAACCGCGATTAACGCGGCAACGGCCATGGGGGTGGGGGCCTTCACCCCCTATATGACGGCGGCCAACCAGGCACTAGGCGGCGCCTATGCCACCACCGCCGAGGCCGCTGACATCCTGCGCGGCGCCGACACCCGGGCGCAGTTCACCGACGCACAGCGGGCCATGCAGCAAGCTGGGGGCGCCACTGCCAACATGGCAGCGGGCCTTGCCCCAATCTCCCAGGGGCTTGGCTACCTGGGCACGGCAGGCCAGCGGGCCTTGGCCTCCGACACGTCCGCCCGGTTCAACCCGGCCTACCAGGACATCAGCAGGGGCCTCGGATCGCTGACCACGGCCCAGCAGATGGCCGCTCAGGCCAGCCAAGCGGACCTTCGCCCGGCCACTGCGGCCATTGGCCAGGGGCTTGGTGGATTGACCGCGGCCCAGCAGATGACCATGGGCTCCAACGCCGCTGACTTCGGCAGGTCTCAAGCAATGATTGGCCAGGGCCTCGGCCAGGGGCAGCAAGCCGTGCAGATGGCCTCTCGGGCGGCGCAGGCTCCGGGGATGGAACAGGGCGTCGATGCCATGTACGGCGGGGCACTGGCCTCTGCGATGGCCACCAACCAGCCCGGCTTTGGCCAGGCCGAGCAGGCTCTGAGCAGGGGCATTGGCACACTTGGCGGGGCACAACAGGCGTACGACCCGTCGTCTGCGCAGTCCTTCATGGACCCGTACCGCCAGCAGGTGATTGACGAGACCATGCGCCAAATCAATCGCCAAGGGGCGATTGCGCAGCAGGGCTTGTCTGCGCAGGCCGTGCGCTCCGGTGCGTTTGGCGGCGAGCGGGAAGGCGTGCAGCGCGCCGAGATGGAGCGCAACCTGATGGACCAGAAGGCCAGCACGATTGCCAACCTGCTGTCCCAGGGGTACTCCCAGGCGCAAGCGCAGTCCATGGCTTCGTTTGAGCAGCAGCAACAGCGCCAGATGCAGGCCGGGCAGGGCATTGGCCAGCTTGGCTCGCAACAAGCGCAGGTCGCCGCTCAGCAGGCGGGGCTTGGGCAAAACGCCGCCCAGCAGCTCATGGCCGCGGGCCAAGGGCAGGTCTCTGCTGCCGCTCAGCAGGCGGGGCTTGGGCAACAGGCCGCCCAGTTGGCCGCTCAGCAGGCGGGGCTTGGCGTGCAGGCGGGCACTCAGGTTGGCCAACAGGCGGCGCAACAGGCGCAGCTTGGGCAGGCCGCGGCGGGGCTTTACGGCAACCTGGCGCAAAACCAGATCGCCGCCGGCCAAGGGCTTGGGCAGCTTGGCCTCCAGCAGGCCGGGCTTGGGCAGCAGGCCGCCGGCCAGTTCATGCAGGCCGCACAGCAGTACGGCAATTTGGCCTCGCAGCAAGGCGCGCTGGCCGGGCAGGAGTCGGCGATCAACCAGAACATCGCCAACCTCCTGACGCAGCAGGCGGGCCAGTATGGCCAGATGGGCGGCCAGATTGCCAACATCTACGGCCAGCAGGGACAGCAGTTCCAAGGCCTTGGCCAGGGCATCGGGCAGTTGGCCGGGCAGCAGTTTGGCATTGGCCAGGCTCAGGCCCAGGGCCTCGGTCAGATGGCCGGTCAACTCGGTCAACTCGGCGTGCAACAAGGCGCGCTGGGTCAGACCGCGCAGGCGCTGCAACAGGGCGACATCAACTTCCTGTACAACGTCGGCCAGGCGCAGCAGGCCTTGAATCAGCAGAAGGCAGACGCCGCGCGCGCTAACCAGTTGCAGAAGGTTTACGCCCCGTACCAGCAGGCAGGCTTCCTATCGGACATCTACAAGGGTGCACCGTCAAGCCAGATGTCGACGCAGGTGGCCAGCCAGCCCACTGCAAGCCCGTTCCAACAGGCTGTTGGCGTAGGCCTTGGCGCGCTGACCGCGGCCGCTGGTGCGAAGAAAATGGGACTCTTTGGACCTTGAGGAATTGAACCATGTTTAGACGCAACCGCCGCCAGCCTGCGATGGCCATGCCTGCTCCGGCTCCGACCGTGGCACAGCCCAACCTGTCTCAGGACTTTTTTAAGAGGTAGCCATGAAAGACAAGATGATGGGCGACGACGACGTCGAGAACGTCGGGATCATGCAGGGGTTCATGGACTCCATGAGCGAAGACGAAGACCAGGATGAGGGCGAGGGCAAGTACCTCGAACGCCGTCCGGATTCCCCCGAAATCCTCATGAACAACCTGCGCGGGGACATGCGCTCGATCGACGCGCGCCGCGACGAACTGGCCGACATGGTCGGCTACGCCGCTGCCACGGAGACCCCCGAGTCCGTGCTCGCGATGCTCCAGCCTATTCTCGCCCAAGGCGGGGGGATTGGCGCGCTGCCCCCTTCACAAGCCATGGCCCAAGGGCCACAGCCCCCGATGGCGCCTCCTGGGCCCCAAGGAGCAGCCCCTGGCGGCCCGCCTCCTGGTGCACCGCCCATGGGCCCGGGCACACCGGGCGCAGAGATGGCGCCTCCCCCTGCGGACGGCGGCATTGCAGCACTCTTGGGCGGCGCCGGCGCGCCCCCGGCAGAAGGTCCGCCGCCCGTGCAGATGGCCCGCGGCGGCTACGTCCAACATTTTCAAACGGGGTCTGATCCGAGCGGCGTGACCCCTGCTGACGGTACCGCTCGGGAAGACGAGAACATGCTGTACGACCCTGCGATGGTCAGCAGTGCCAAAGCAGAAATGAACAAGCTCCTGACGCGGTCCCCTGCCGCTGTGCCAACCCTGACAAAGGCCATGAAGGCGCGTCTGCCGGAGTACCAGAAGGCGCTGGGCGCTGACAGGAAGCTGTCGGAGGCCCAGATGCTGTTTGAGCTGGGCCAGCGGGCCTTTGGCTTTGCGGCCAACGTCGACGAAGGCGGCCGCCCGCTCAAGGGAAGCTTCTTCTCGCGCCTGGCAGGGGCCACCAAGACGCTACCGACAGCGATGGGCAGGCAATTGGAGGCCATGGACAAGATTGACCGCCAGATCAAGGTCCTGGCCCTTCAGCAGGGTGAAAAGGACATTGACCAGGTCGTCACCCAGAACAACGAACTGCTCAAGCGCAAGACTGACATCTTCAAGGATGTCCTGCGCGCTGACGCCAAGCTTCAAGCTCAGAAGCTCAAGATGGGCGACTCGATCTGGGGCAAGGGCGACTGGCAGTGGAACGTCGTCAACATGCCCGGCCTTACGGAACGGTACGCCCAAGGCCTGACCAAGCCCGAAGAGGACAAGCTGATGGCCTCTGCCATCATGCAGTTCAAACTGGGACGGCAAGAGCTCAAGGTTGACCCGGTCACGAAAATCCCAGGCATCGTGCAGGTGCCGGGCGTGCTCCCTGACTTTGTGGCGCAGGCCGAGGCGGCTCGCAAGAGACTGGGTCTGCCAACCGTGCCGCAACCGGTGATGGACCCCGCGGCAAGGGCTCGCCCTGCTGCTCCGGACGCGGGTGCGGCGGCTCCTGCGGCAGGGATGCCTGCGCCTGGGGCTCCGGCGGCTCCGGCGGCTCCGGCTGCAGGTGCGCCCGCAGCAGGTGCCGCGGCTCAAGGACCACGGCCCATGACGCTGTGGGCCACCCGGACCGATGTAGCGGGCCCGGGTGCGGCGGCGGTTGCGGGCGTATCGGCCCTTCCTGGGCTGGGCGACCCTGCATCCTCAGTGACGCTGGCGCGCAAGAATGCTGAGCTTCTGGCAGAACGCTTGAAGGAGGCCATGCTCAAGAGCGTGGCCGGCAGCGTCTGGGAACAGAAAAACATCGACAAGGTCATGGCGATTCAGCCAAGCGCGTGGACTGACCCTGACGTGTACGGCACGCGTCTCATTGCTCTTGGCCAGGCGCTTCGCGAGGGGATCGCGTCCTACCAGAAGATGGGGGCCGACAATTCTGGACTCTCTCCAGAGGACAAGGGCAAGGCGCGCGAAAAAGCCATGGAGTACCAGAAGTTCCTGGGCCAGATTGGCCTTCCTCCTGCTGCGTACACAATGGAGCAGCTCAATGCTCTGCGCCGGCAAGGGCACAGAGAGGTCCTCTGGCAAGGTATCACGCCCATCAAGCAGAATTAACCAAGGCAAGACGGGGTTTCGCATGGATGAGAACGAAGCACAAGGTCAAGCGCCCTCTATCCCTGAGGGGTGGAGTCCTGTTGGCGGTTCACCAAACTTGAGGACGATTACGGAGCCTCTAAAAGGCTTTGATAGCGCCCCTCTCCCGGAAGGCTGGACAACAAGCAGGCCGACGTTGTCCCAACGCGCGGAGCAGGTCGGCATTGGCACTGTCCAAGGCGCAGCTCGTGACCTGCCTATTTTGACTGGCGCCGTAGGGGGCGCGCAATTCGGCATAAAAACAGCGCCTATGGTGGCGCCCGTCTTGGGCCCGCTCACACCTGCCTATCCGGTCGCCACGACTCTCTTCGGCATTGGGGCAGGGTACTTGTTTGGCCAGGAGCTTGACCGCTGGTTTCCTGCTGTGCCGCGGGACGATCTGGTGCCCTACCGCGAGGGTGCAAAGACCTTTGGCTCTGCCCTTTCCACCGCGCCGGCGGCATTCGCCATTCCTCAGATGACGGCCAATCGGGTGGCTCGAATCCTGTCCGCGGTCGGAGAGTCGGCCCGCCGAAGCCCAGGTGTTTTCATGGCAACAGAGGCCGGCACTGCCGCTGCTATGGGGGTAGCGGGAGGAATTTCAGAGGCCTGGGCGCCGGGGCAAGCAGGAACCCGTTTTATGGCGGAGACCACTATGGGGGTTATCTCCCCAGGCAGACTGCTGGTGGAGGGCACGAACCTTACCAAGCAAGGTCTTCAGTATGCTCGCGGGGCGAAGGCCACGCAGTCCGCCAGAATGGAAAACAAGGCGGTGAACATCCTGCTTGATGCCTTAGAGAAAAACCAGGAAGACCCGGCGGCGCTGATCGCGGCACTGCGGCAGCAATTGCCTCGGGGCGTTGCTCCGACCGCTGCGCAAAAGACGGCCAGTCCCACTCTGATGGACCTGGAGAAGTCGCTAGGGGACTTCCACAGGCAGTTTGGCGCGCAGACGGCAAAGCAGGGCAAGGACGCGATGGCGGCGTACGAGCTTCTCATCGAGAACCTGCAGACCATGACAGGGAATCCGGCCGCACTGCGGGCGGCCGCGCAGCTTCGCGACACCAAATTCCGCACCGCATTGGACGCGCGCCTGGCACAGGCTGACGCCAACTCCGCGATGAAGATCGCGCAGATCACCAAGGACACCCCAGCCGCGCGAGCACAGATCGGCGACATTATCAAGACCGAAACAGAACTCGCACTCAGCCAGGCAAGGATGGCCGAGCGCGAGCTGTGGACCGCGGCTATCAGGGACCTGACGCGACCCGTGCAGAAAAAGACCTTGACGACAGTGCAGACTGGGTGGGACTACGGCAAAGACCGTCCTAAGACTACCACCTTCCAAGACGTGAAGCTGGTGGCACCAAGCCTTGCGCCGAGGCAAACTGCTGACCTCTTCTTGGCCCGCGCAGCAGAGGTCGGTGATGCGGTCTACGACCAGGCGGTCCCCGACATGGTTCGCAGGATCATGGATAGCTTCGGGTTGGACCAGGCGGCTGTGCGGAAGTACAAGCTTGGGCGCAACACGCAAGAGTTCTTGGACACCGGCAAAGTTCCATCCTCCTTTGTTGCCACACCAAAGTCTGTTCCGCTGGCCGAACTGGTCAACTATCGCTCCAACCTGTTGGAAGCAGCGCGCAACGATCCCGCCAATGCGGAGATGTATGCCAAACTGGCTGGATCGATGCTTGACGATCTAAGCACCGTCAATAATCCTATTCTTGATCAAGCGCGCGCTTTTTCTAACGCGCTGAACGACACGTTCACACGTACTTTTGCAAAGACCGCTTCCATTACTGGGGGCAAGGTGCGGGGTGGAGCGGAAAAGCTGCCCGCTGAAATCTTGGTTTCGCGGGCATTTGGCTCGAACGCCGACGTCACCATGCAGCGCATGGAGCAAATTGAAGACGCCGTCAAGTTCCTGCGCACGCAGTACGACGATGCGGTGACCAAGTTTGGCAAGAACAGCCCCCAGGCGCAGATGTTCAAGCCCATGGCCGAGCTGTCTGATGTGGGCGTT